CAAAAATAATCCAAAAGCCGCTGCGATTAAAATGGCGCCCCCAATTAATAATTTCATTACCGGACTCATATCCATCATAGCTTCTATCAATTTATAAATTATGGGGGTTATTAATTCCATTATCGGCAACATTACAACTGTCCACATAGCTGCTAACATATCAGAAACTCCAAATAATTCCATCTGCTGTCTAATCAATCCACCAAAAACCCTTGATAAAGCCATCCCCGCAAACATAATTCCTAACCACTCAAACTTAAATCTTCTTGAACTAATAGCCGCTTTCCTCATAGCATCTGATAATCTAATTTCTTTACCTGTTAACCTATCAACAACTATGCCCTGTTTTGTTAATGTTTGGATATTTCCTTGAAGGTGTTTATTGAATTGTCTCATGCTGATTCCAGCAACTTTGAGAGCTTGCTCTATCTCTTCTTCCCCTTCAACATTCATCCTTATTACAATATCTTCGACTGGCATTATCTTCTCCTCACTTTTTTCATTTCAGCTTCTTCCTTCTTTTTTTCTTTCTCAATCCTTTCCATAATAGCTTCTACTAAAGGTATTGGCATTTTCATAATTTCTGAGAATTGTTGATGTCTCTCCTTCATCAAAACATCGATAGTGGCTACTAATCTATCACTCCTTCCCCCTTTCTCCATAAGGTCTTTAATCTTTTTTTCGTGCGACATTCTTCAATCCATTGACTTCAATAATAGCTTCTGTGATTTTTTGCATATGTGTCATACCTAAATTTGCAATTTCTTCATCAGTAGCGTCTGGAACAGCCTCTTTGAGTGTTTTTGCAATAACTTTTTTCATTGCAATAACTCTTTTTGATTCATCTTCTGACTCGAACTCTGCGAGCAAATCCAAATCCTCAAATTTGAGGGGCTTAAATTCCAAATCTATATCACCTATCTTAAACGTCTTGCTTTTCCCAATTAAATTACTCAGTTTTGACATCTTCTCCTCCAAATGTTTTAATTAATGGAACTTGTTTTTTTCCTAATCCAGAAAGAAGTTCTTCATATTGTTTCTTGATTTTCATTAGTTGAATTATCCCAACATAATAAATATCTCCGTATTCTTCTTTACATAATTTCTTGAATTCTCTCAGAGCCCAGACTGGTATTTTCGTCACTTTAAAGTTAGTGTTTCTTTGCTCCTGAATCTTTTCAATATCCATTCATACTTACCTGAATTTAGTTGTTGCAGTATAAGCACCTAATGCAGTAAGTGCGCTTGTTGTATCACAACTTTCTTTTATGAAATTGATTGTTCCACTTGTATCTTCAAAAGGGCATTTAAAAGTTAATGTTGCAGTTAAATGTTCTCCAGCATCCATATTCTTTTCTAAACTAACCAGATTGCATTCAGCATAAGATTCTCTGTAAGCTTCACTTGTAGTAGCAATTGCTTGAGCAGCACTTGTAATTCCTGATTCATTAGTCCATAGCATAGTTACTCTGTAATCAATAACTGTTGAAGAAGTTATTGAAGTTGCTGTATTTGTTGTTAGTCCGTGAAACATCCAATCAAAGTCTTGTTGACTTGTTGGGATTCCATCAAAGCTAATTTCAAAGTCTTCTCTTGAGCCAACTTTTTTAATTTTACCACCAAAAGTTTCAATACCCTCTATGTCGAAGTTTCCTCCAGAGACACCTAAACTTGTAGTCTTTGCTCTTAGTTGTTTTTCAGTTCCAGATTCTGCTGATACACATATATAAGCCTTATCATACCAAGCATTTTTTTGTATAGCCATTATTTTTCTCCTTTATTTACATTACCTTTTCTGGGTCATCTCCCTTTCCCAACCTTTTCGATTGAGTGTGAAATTGCCATCTTTAATCTTTCTGCAAATTCTTTCTGTAAGAAATTTGCTGTCTTTGTCATAAATCCTAAAGCCGCTGGTTTTTTTATTTCATAGGTTGGAAACACTTGAGGATAGGTTCCAGCATCCCATAATATATGTATTGGTTCAATATCTCCAGATGGATGACTTGAGATAATCAATGCTTCAGTTGGAGTTGGAATCTCTAATCTCATTGCCGCCTTCAAGGCACCTGTATATTCTGGCGCAAGATTTATAGCATAATTAAAGCCCAATTCGCCAACTTCTAAAACTTTATTTTGTGAATCAGCTTTTATGTCCTCTGCTAACATTAATAATTTTCCTCTAATCCTTTCTATGTCTGTTTGCACTTGTCTGGCATTTATTTTAATTCTCATTTTATAATATAGTTTATCAATAAAAACATTTATATATCCCAATTTCTTAATTTATTTATGGAATTTAAAGAAGGTAAATTAAATTTAAAAAAAGAATTTCCAGGTTTTGAGGGCAAATTAAAAGGCAAAAAAATCCAAGTCTCAGGAAAAATTAGTTCATTAACAGAAATTAAAGGAGATCCGAAAAGCTTTTCATCCGAAGAAATTGTAAAATCTATTAAAGAAGATATTGTTCTGTGCCTTTTAAGAAAACTGTATGGGTAAATCATATTCTCGACCTCAAATTTAATGTAATATCCCTAAATAAAACTTTCTTTCCGTTTTGATCAAGAGTCCAACTTATTGGAGAATTGTTAAATGCTCTCGCATCAAAGTCTGTTAATTTAGTTTCATCTCTAAATAATTCTCCTATCTCATCTGAAACACTTTCAATATCTGTTGGTTGATCTGAATAAATTGAAATTTTTGCTATGAATATTTTTTGGGATATGTCTGTATCAAAGGATTTTCTATCTTCTCTTACATCAACTGTTAAAATAATAAATGGATAACCTTCAAATCCTTTTGCTGTAATTCTTGGCATAGAAGCATGAATCCAATTTGTTTTATATCTATCTCTTGGATCAGTTAGATTGTCTTTTAGAAATGTTTCTACTGCATTGTAGCTTTCACTAAAAAGGTTTGCATTTGTTATTGTTACTACTTCCTCCTCCGTTTCTGGAAGGAAGGCTGTAAACTCTTGCCCTTTTTCAACCATTATACTACCTCGAACAAAATTTTCCCTTTGTAATTTTCATCTGGATTAGATAAGACAGCTCTACACCAAGTCTCAAAACTTGCTCCTGCCTCTAAACCAGAATAAATTGTTTGAAGGGTTGTATTTAATTCAATCCAAGATTCAGTTGTTTGATTATTACATTCTATTTTCCAGCCTGTTTGAGTTTGATTTATTCTAATTCCAACATTAACTGTAGAAATTCCTGTATTTGAAATATTAAATATTCCTTTAGTCCATGTTTGCCCCTCTGGCCAAAACTTTCCATAGTAAGCAGTTGGTCTAAATTCCATGCTTGTGATCCCCTCTCCAAATGAAACATTTAAATCAGATTCATATCCCGAAGAACTTTCTAAATTTAATCCTGTTAAAGTAACAACTGATGATGAACCTGTTGTGCAAGTCCAACTTGTAAAATTTGAAAGAATATATCCTTCTTGAGCAGAAACAAAAGAGATAGTAGAGATAGAACAATTATCAACATAAAAACTTAAAGTAGTATTAATGGTATTTGTTAGATTGCTCATAATATATTTAATTGTATTGGAAGAACCATGATACCATAAAGGACTATTTTCTCTATCTACTCCTTCTGTAACATTGTATTCATCTAAAACATAAGAATAATTATTTGGAGTTAATGTTATATTTATATTTCCATCATTTGAATTTATGTCTGTGCTTTCTGCTATTGAATTGTTTGAGTAGTAGATTAGGGCGTTGGAGATGTTGTAGAAACGAAGACTATTTGTTCCACCAGTATTATTTATGAAAATAAAGTCTTCTTTTGCAATATTATTATAAAAAGAACTATTTTTATCAAAAGATATTCTAATAGTTTTTCCATTACAATTGCCAAATGTATTATTTCTAAATGAATTATCTTGTGCAGAAAGAGACAAGCAATAATGTGAACTTAATGGACTAATGCTTATAAAGTTATTTTCAAATGTATTATTAAAACTATTAGATAAACCATCAATACCTATTCCAAAATTTGAAACATTATTAAATTCATTATTAGCTATGTATAAATTTGTTGCATTTTGTATATACATTCCTGTTCCTTCTGCAAAATTAATATCAAAAGTTGCAGAAATATTACATATATTATTTGTAAAATTGGTGTAACTCATAGTAAAAACTGTTGGAGAAATCTCTTTAGGATTAGCATCTAAACAATGATGTCCACTCAACTCCTTATTAAATATAATTATATTAGAATCAATAACGCTAAAATTACTATGAACAGCTATACCATTCCAATAAGAATTGTATATTGTATTATTATAAACATTAGCCCCCGTAGAATTTAAATGAACCCAAATTCCATCATTACCAGAATTATTTATAAAATTATTATAAATTTGAGTTGCATTATTTTGTTCTTTTATCCTAATACCATCTCTAAAATCGTTTATATTGTTGTCAAAAATATTATTGTCTCTTCCAAAATTTTGTAATTCTATTCCTGCTGTCCCAGTATTAGAACGATTACCTCCATAAATTGTATTATTATAAATAGAGGTATTAATTGGAGCTCTTAATTGAATTCCAAAATTAGTTGTGTTTATGGCATTATTATAAATTAACCAATTATCCCCATTCCAATGATATATCCCCCTCCAATAATTTTGTATATTACAATTTCTTATAGTTATATTTGTATAGTAAGCATCCCTCATAATTGCTGTATTAGTTGAATTCCCCACAATAGTTGACCCATTACCATCCAAAACAACATTATCAGCACCAATCTGTATAGCACCAGTAGCACTACCATTCAAATAATAAGTCCCAGGACAAAAAGTAGTAGATTCAGTTATTTGCATACCCTCATAAGGAGTCAAACAAGCCATAGTAAAACTAATTCCTTCAGACATATTTATATTTCCATTAGTATCATTACAAGTAAAATTCACAGTATTGCTTCCCATACTTAACATTGTTTTTAAACTTGAGTTATAAAAATTACTTGCAGTATCATTTGTCATAGAATAATTAGTTACAAAATTATCTAAAGAATACATACAAGTTTCAGGATAAGTATCTGCATCTGTTACTGTTAAATTAAAATCTATTTGAGAAGTTGAATAAGTTATTGCAGTTGGAGAAACAATAGTTACACTTGGATTAGCACCACTAACAACCCCCAAACTAACCAAAAACAAAAACATAAATAATATTAATAATTTCATTTTAATAAGTGATTTTAATTTCATTTGCAACCACAGCTTTCCATGTTGGATCAACTGGCCCAAACCCCCATTTAATTTCTTGACGAGGATCATTTTTATAAGCAATTATCTTAATAACATAATCTCTCCCTTCTCTAAAAGCAAAAGCATATTTGTTGTCTGGACTATTTGGAGGTGCTCCGCACCAAGTAGATACACAAGTTTGATTAAGTTTTATTTCTCTCCAACCTTTTCCCCAAGAACGATATATTTTCCAAGATTTTAATTCCTTGTCTGTTTCAAAAGGCGTTTCTCTTCCATAAGGATCATACCCCACTGGATAAATAAAAATATCTTCTTTAACTGAAAAATTGATTAAAGCAATACAAGGATCTTCTAAAGTTCCTGCACAAACAGAATCACCTGAATGTCCTGTAATAACAATCGCTTGGATAAAAACAAGATAATAAAAAAGCAAAGCGAAACCTACTATACCTGAAGGTATGCCAACTCTTAAAGCCCACTTCTTAACAGATTCAAAATATATTCTTTTAGCCATTTGACTTCGTCTAAGGTCTTTCAATATTTATTTTTTTGAGTGTCCTCGTGAGTTCTTTAATTCTGTTTTCAATTTCTTCTAATCTTACTGGTGAAAAAGCATCTCTTCCTTTAAAGATTGATTGATAAATTGTTGAGTTAATCATTTGTTTTGTGGCTAACAAAGTAGCCAGTTCTTGAACTAATACAGGTGTTGTAGCATACCCGTGAATATAAGTTACTTTAATCCTATCTTTTCCTTTTGAAGGGGGATAATTATCTATCCATCTAAATCTTCCAATTTTTAAATCTTCAGAATTTGCAATAAAATCATTTCCTAAACCTTGTGTGCTTGAACTCCATCCTGGCGTATCGCCTTCAGAACTATTTGTATTCACTTGAAGAGAACTAATAGTTATTACTGGATAATTTAATAAGAAATATTCATCTGCTGTTCTGTCTTCGACATCAATATATTCTGTTGTGCTGGCAGTTGCAAAAGTTCTACCTGTGCTTTTTGTTAATTCAGCATCTGCTCTTTCTAAAATATCTTGAACATGAGAATCTGGAATATCAGCATAATGATAATCTGCTGTTATTACACTATTCGTGCTTGCTGTTAAGCCTGTAATTTCTCCATCATCTAAATCAATTGTATAAGAACTAACAGAGGTCCCATCTGTATAAAGAGTATCTGAACCAGAAACAACATTATCATGATCTAATGAAAAAGAAGTGGTTACTCCATTTCCTGTGCCAACTGTTTCTGCTCTCACTTTTGTAAAAGCATCTTTCCCTAAACTTTTCCACAATTCTAAAGGTGTTATGAACATACTTCGTATCTCCTTTGCCTTCGGCTTTTGAAAACAAAATTAAAAAATAAAAAATAATTAATCTATGATAGCACGAATCATACAATAAGCATTTGCATACTTGATTGCAAAGGCAAGTCTCATAGTAGTCTGATATTGATATTTATCCGTAGATATTTCATAATCAGTCTTCCAAATGAATCCTCTCCTTTGACCGCACAAAGCAAACATTTTACTTCTTCCAACAAGGGCGTCAGCACAACTTCCACTTTCTGTTGCACTTGTTCCATAAGTAAGAGTTATTGGCATCTGAGTAGATGTTTTTACTCTTGTTCCATACATTGTTGCAGTAATTCCATCCTTCAATAATGGACTTCCATAAGTTTCCATATTAAGGAATGGCCTTGCACTACCATCTGTTAATTGCTGAACTTGTCCTAATGTTTTAGGGTTCCAGTAAGAAACATCTGGTTGGTCATGATTGTCTTTCAAAACTTCAGTTACAGCAGCTTGAACAGCCTTAACAGTAATCGCACTCCCTGTTAAAACACTTCCAGTTCCATCGGCGTGAGTCAAGTCAGTATTTCCAGCAGCATCAACAGCATTAGCCATTGAAGCAGTGTTTCTCAATCCTGTAAAGTTTGTTCCATCACCTGTAATCATATCCGCATCAATAGCCAAAGAAATGTCAGTAGCCATTTGTTCTACAAATTGGTCTGCGACATTCACATTGTTATCTTCTAAAACTTCAGATGAAGCTTCAGTTAATGCAGCAACTTTCTTTGCAGTAAGAGTTATCCTACCATAAGAAGGTTGAGAAGCAGTGATTGAGCCTAATTCAGAAGGCCAATATGCAGTAGTTCCATCAGTTACCTTTGGGATATACTTTGTAAGACCAGCCATCTGCCGTATGTCACAATCTTGCATAACAATAGTTTTTGCTTGAACTAATGCTAATAACCGATTACTAAACTCAGTAGGAACTAAGTATAGACCTTCAGCGTTAGTAGCTTCATTCAATGCTTTCATAATGTCTGTCATCTTACGCACTCACAGGAGATTCGCCAATTGCTGGTTCTGACTTAAATAATCCTTGCATTAAAGCTAATTCTCCAAGACTTTTAGTCTTCAAATCTTCTTGCATCTTTTCAACTTGCGCTTCAGGTGATACAAGTCCTCTTTGAGATTCAGTCTCGTTTATAGCTTTTTTCAAAGCATCAGCCAGAATTCCAGTCATGTTCTCTGCTGAAATTGATTTTGCAGCTTCTTCTTCAGATTTCTCTTCAGATTCTTCTTTAGATTCTTCACCTTCTTCAGATTTCTCTTCTTCTTCAGGCTTAGCTTCTTCTTCAGATTCTTCAGATTTCTCTTCAGATTCTACGTTTTCAGTTTCTTCAGGCATTTTTGGTTTCTTCTCCAAATTTAATTCATCACTTTGCTTTTCAGAAATTTCAGTCTCTGTTAAAGCTTTTATAAGTGAATATGATTTATGTGCTGCGGGATACATTGGAATTCCACAACACGAAGTTTCCCATAACTTAATTTTTCCCCAAACTTTTGTTCTTTTTTTCATTTTCCTATCATCTTAGCTCCACATTTAGGACATGTTCCACAAGGAGTTCCTTTCTTGTGAATTGTTTTATAATTACATTTAGGACAGACACATTCTTCGGCTCCGCCATCTCCTTGTCGTTCTCCACCAACTCCTTGACCCTCTCCCCTTGCTTTTTCTATTGATATTTCATCGACTGACTCCTCTACAAATTCTGGTGCTTCTTCAGGGGTGCCACCAATACTAAATCCAATTGGCATTCCCTCTTGTAAAAAATTCCAGAACATTTCAGCATCTGGATGTGCTGAATTTAATCGCACAACAGCTTTCAAATGATTTCCTTCTTGGAACGCATCTGTCCAAACTCCCATCATTCCTTGCCATGGATAAACTCCCATCTGGCCTGTATTTGGATCCCTTCCATGATCAGCAAAAAAAGGTATTGAACCTGATTTAAATTGCCCAATCATATCATCAATAGCTTCTTGAGACATTCTCTCATTTTGTCTATCATTATCTAATCCAGAAACAACCACTTCAACAAATCTATGTTTTCCTTTCTCAATAGTTTTTCCTGCTGATTTTTTAATGTCTCCATCAATTTCTTCTTCCCATGTTTTGCTTATTGGAGCCATAAAAGAAAAGGCTTTTTTTGATTCATTATATTGGGCTCTTGCAATTGCCCAAAGTTCAGATTCAGTGTAGGGTTTCTTAGTTCGAGGATTGGTTTTACCTTTAAGTTTTCTTACTATTGCATCGTGGATTTTATCAAGTTTCTTTGGCATTTCACTATAAAGAAGTAGTCACTTTTTATAAAGTTTCTTATTTATTTACATAAATAAAATTAGGGAGAAATTTTAATAAAATTTAATAAACTCTCTACTTTAAATTGTTCAGCATCTATTTCTGTTTTATTTACTTTTGTTTTATACTTCCACATTTCATCAGAAAAGAACAATACAAACTCTTTTTCAGTTTCAATATAAATAACATTCCCTTTTGTAAAATTTCCTAAACCAACCTTATGTTCAACTATTGTCTTAAAGTCTTGGAAAGGGACTTCAACTGAATCTATGAAGGATTTTGAGAGGTGTTTAAGCTTATTGTCAGTTTTGTTCTTTTCTTCTTGATCTATTCCTTGTTCTCTCTTTTTATCTTTTGCTTCATCAATAGTTTTATCACTTCCAATTGGCTTCGCCATAGTTCCTTTTGGAATTCTTGGATCCATCCCTATTCTTTCTCTTGCTTCCTCGATTGTGATTGCACCTATCTCAGTTAGGATCCTTATGATTTCTGCTTCCCTCATTTCATCAATTTTATATGCTCTTTTGAATTGAAGAGCAACTTCAAATTTACTCCATAAGTCTTTATTTAAAACATTCTCTATCCCTTTTTGAATAAAAGAGATTTTTTTATAATATCCTGTTTCTTCTTTTCCGACAGTTTGGGCAGCATCTTTTTGTGTTGTTGAAGTATAATGAACTCTTCTTGGGGGCATCCCTAATCCCATAAATATCTTCATAGTAAAGTGTTCTATTAATTTTGAGAATTCCATATCCTTGTTAAATTTATTTACTTGATCCCATTCTACATTTCCTGTTAAAACCATCGCTTTATATTTTTGATTTTTCTTTCTTAGTTCTTTTAATTCTCTCTTTAAAAGTTTGTAATTTCTACCATCAGGAGATTCCTCAATCATTTTGAAAATAAAGTAAGGGATTCCATCATTCTCGAAATACTTTCCTGCAAATTCTTTTGCGAAGATTAATGTTCCAATATCTGAAAGTAATGGTTCTAATGGAGAAAATCCATAAGGCTGACCACCAACATTAACCAAACTCAAGTGGATTATATCTTTTGGTTTGTATACTCTTTTCTCTCCTTGAACATTTTGCTGAAATGAACTAATCTTTCCTGTTTTATCAAAATTAATTTTTACAGTCGATGCTTTAAGAACCTGTAAATCTTTTGGAATTTCTGTTTCTTGATTAATTATTTTTACAATCTCTCCCTTATTTACTTCAACATTAAATTGTTTTTTGAGAGTTGCAGACATATTCTCCATAATTCCTTTGATAGATTCTGCATCAACACTCAACTTTAAGATATAAGCATTCCCTGTAAGAAATAAATCAAAAAGAGCATCTGTTTTCTTTTGATAATAATTAACTTTCGCTGCAAACTCTTGTGCCCTTTTTGTTTGACCTTTACCTTTTTTATCATTAGAACTATATGGATTAAATCGATATTCATCTGCCATTACATCTTCAACCTGAGCAAGCATACAAGCAGAGACCTCTGGTGAAGCTTTTACAACATCATAAAGAGTTTCAACAGTTGTGCTTTTTTCAGAAGAAAAAATATCTTTAGCAATCCCTGTAAAGTTAGCGTGAGGGACATATTCTACTTCTAAACCCCTAATAGAAGATTTTGCTACTTGGGGGGCTTTTTTGATACTTTTTGGCATATATTTCAATAAATAGCAAAATATATAAAGGTTTCTATCCTTTTATGTAAATGATAAAAATAGGGAAATATAAATATCCAAACGATATTATGGAGACTGTAAAAATAAACAAGTCCATTAAAGAAGATATAAACAAACTTTTTAAAGAAAAGAAAATAAATAAGAGTAAATTGATTGAGGAATTTTATAAAACAATCTTGTTGAGATTTCGAGAAGGATCACTCAACGCCTCTAACGGGTATTGCACAATCAACATTCTTAGATCTCCAATTTGTAAGTCCTGAGAAAATTGTTGCAAAAATAAAAATAGATGGTTGGAATTGATACAGAGAGGTTATGGAAAATGAGAGAAATAAAATTTAGGGCTTGGGATAAAAAAGAAAAAGAAATGTTAAAAGTAGATAGATTAACTTTTGTAGATAATTGTGATGAATGTGGCAAGGGGATTTTAGATGAACATAATGATTGGCATAATTTAGATGGTGTTGAGCTCATACAATTTACTGGACTAAAAGATAAAAATGGAAAAGAGATTTATGAAGGGGATATTTTAAAGACAATAGTATGTAAAGGTTTCGGGAAAAATGTTTGGTATTTAATTACCATTTGCGTTGAAGTAGAACAAGATTATAATTATGGATATAGATTTGGTTGGAAAAGAATAAACGAAGAAAAGATACTTACAAAAACAAAAGAGGATTATGATAAATTTAAGAAACTTTATGACAAGTTCGGAAAAGGAGAAATTGTTGTGGGAAATAAATTTGAGATCCTGAATTGTTGGAGGAGAAAAATGACTAAAGAAGAAAGAAAAACAACGAGTATAAAAATTAACCCTTTTATCTGGGAAGATTTTAAGATTTATTGTATAAGACAAAGAGTAGAAATGTCTGAAATGTTAGAGGAATTAATAAAAGAGGTAATAAAAAAAGGTGGATAAAATGGAAAAACAACAAGATTTTATGGAACATTTAGAAAAGTTAGATAAAGAATCTTGTAAAGATTGGAAGTTAGCGCATGATGGTGATAAATTTATTCTTGATGCTTGTTGTGGGGCAAGACAGATGTGGAATAATAAAAAACATCCAAATACTCTTTATATTGATATAAGAAAAGAAGAAAAAGGTTTTATTCCAAATCAAAGAAATGTAGAAATTAATCCAGATATACAAGCTGACTTTTCTAACTTACCTGATTCAATTAAATCTCAAAGATTTAAATTAATTGTTTGGGACACTCCACATTTTAAAGCAAGAAAATTAACTGGAGAAATGTTAAAGAAGTTTGGGGGACTACATCCAGAAACATGGCAATCAGACTTAAAGAAAGGATTTAAAGAATTATGGTCTGTTCTTGATAATTATGGTGTTCTTTTATTTAAGTTTAGTGATTATCATATAAAATTTAAAGAAGTATTATCCCTTTTCCCAAAAGAACCTTTGTTTTTTAATAGAACTTCTGGAAGTGGAAAATCAGATACAAAATGGTTTTGTTTTATGAAAATACCAGAAAATGTGGAACAGGAGTAAAAAAATGACAAAAAATAAACTTTTAGGCACAGCATACATAAACTTGATATTTTACGCAACAATGACTATTCTACTCCTCTAACACTAACTGCACCATAAATATTCTGCGCAGCCCTATTTGCAAAGGATAAAGCATCAGCACAATTATGAACTAAAATTCCATTAGCAAAAAATTCATGTTCTTCTTCTACTGTTAAGTCATATACCTTTCCTGTATAATCTAATTTTTTTAGAGTTTCTAATTCTAAATGCTTTTTGTTGGCATTTGTTTGAACAATATTTTCCTGACTGTTGAAACGAATTATCTGTAAATTCTTTAGAACATACTTCACATCTTTTTTTAATTGATTTCCTTTTATTTCCAAGACTTTTTTTCCAATGTGCTTTATGCCATTTTTTTCCTTCTTTAGATTTGTGCCATTTTTTTGTGAGTGGCCTAATTTTTTCCATCCATTCTCTTTGTTTTTCTTTTCTTTCTTTTGTCCAGTGTTTATGGTGTTTAAGAGTATATCCTCCTCGTTTGAGACATTCAAGGTTTTCAATTTTGTTGTTGGATTTGTTTCCGTCTTTATGGTGAATTTCAAATCCTTTTGGTATTTTTTTGTTATAAAATTCCCAAACATCTCTATGCAAAAGTCCATATCCTCCTGCCCTACACCAATATCCTGTTCTTTTATTTCTGCTGTAAATTTTTCCATTGAATTTGATTGACATACATAACTTATAGCATCTAAAGGTTTATAAATGTTACGCATAGTATCTATTGGAATAAATCCTTTTTCTTGGGTAAATATCTTGTGGTCTGAAGTTCCTATTAATGTTCTTCCATCATTAAATTTTAATTGATATAATTCTGCATTTTCTGATTTAAGCCAAGCTTTTGTAACTTTCCTAAATCCTTTTCTTGTTAAAACTAAATCTCCAACTTTTATTTCTTCAATGGGTTTCTGTCCTTTATTTGTTGTTATTAAAGTTCCTTCAAATAAACAATCATCATGTCTTCCTGAATGAAATTTAGGTCTTGTGGTTTGTCCAGGACGTAAGTCCATCTTCAAAGCTATCTCATTTAATTCTTTAACTAATTGCTGAGTAAAGGCATAAGAATCTCCATCTTTATTATTTGGAAGAGTCAAATTAAAGTTTTCAAACTCTCTCCTTAAATCAGTATACATATTAATCTTATTTTCATAAGTAACTTTTAACATTTCTACACCTGAAAATTCTCTTTCAATATCTCTTGCTTGTTTATCTCCTAAGCCTGTTGCATCAACAATTATTTTAATTGGTTTAAAATCTTCATAAAGTCTTTTTAATTTTTCAATCTGTTCTTCGAACGTTCCTCTGAACCTAAGCCCTTTAACTAATCTTTTTCTATCGGCATTAACTCCCAAAACAACCATCACAACATAATCTCCCTTTGGAGTTCTTGCAACATCATAACCAATATAATATCTTTCATCTTTTCTTCCATAAGGTAAGAAATCTTCTTGGTCTGTTATATTGGGTGTTAAAATTTCCATTGGGAAAAGAGAATTTGCTGAACTAATAGGGATCAACATATATTCTTGAGCATAAGGTAATTCTCCCATTTCTTTCCTAATCTTAATTAAACTTTTTTTCGTATCTGTATCATAATCAAGAGTTGTATATTTCTGTGGCCAAAGAGCATTTCCGTTTGTCTCTGCTGGATAGCTCCCACAATAATATTCATCGTTGGTTTTTAATTCTGATAATAAATCTGCTGCAGATTTTGGAGTTCCAATACCAATAACTCTTCCCCTTTTAAGCTGAATAGTTCCTAAAACCGCTGTCCAATAAATAGACTTATCTTCATATTCTCCAATTTCATCACAAAGAACATCATCTGGGTGCCACATACGAACAGACTCATTATAAGGTTTACAATAAAAGATTGCTCCATTAACTAATTCTAATTCTGTTGCACGCCAAGTGGCATCTCTATTTTCTGGGACAAATTGCTTTAGTATCTCATTTCCAACCACCATATTCTTAACAATTTTTAATACTTGTTTTGCTTGACTTTCTCTGTAAGAAATAATTAATGTTTCTCTTGGAGCCTGAAAAATAGATTTCCATAAATAATATCCTGAAAAGAAATAAGTTTTTCCTGAACCTCTAAAAGCTTCTATACAAAGTCTTGGATATTTCTCAGCAAGTTCATACCACTCACGATGATAATCAGCAATTTCAAACCCCAAAACATGCTCTGCAAAATAAAGAAAATCAAAATAACATCTACTCCAGAACTCTTCCATACGAGTTTCAGTAAATTTGGTTTTCTTTAATATTTGGTGAATGGTTCTCATTTATCATAATTCTTTCTCAAACATAGTAATCCATTGTTTAGCGATGATGTCCCAATCAAGTGTTAATGCAAAGTCTCTACTTTTTTTTGACATCTCCTTTAATAATTTCTTTCCGTTTTTCCAATCTTGATAGTATTTCTCAAGTAATTCTGTCACATGTTTATCATCTGGAATTGAATTTGTAACCCCATTTGTTCCAACTAAACGCATTTCTCTTCCATGATTGTCTTTGAGCATATTTATCAACTCGCCATTTCCTGCTAATTCTGGGCCTGTTGTATTGTTAGACATCAAAATTGGAATGCCGGCACTTTGACATTCAATTGCAGGTAAACCAAAACCTTCTCCACCAGTTGGAAAAAGGAAAACATCCATTAAATTATAAATTTCATTCATATCATTCTTTCCTATCTTTTGTCTTGCTCTAATATCTAATTTTGTTCTTGTTAAAATAATTTTCTTTGATAAATCTTCTCCGAATTCTTTTTCGTTTTTCCAAACAATACATGGTATTGCCCATCCTCTTCCTTCACCAGCAGGAGGATCTGCGTCAGTATGTAATAAAAGACAAACATCTTCTTTTCCTTTAGCAAATCTTGAAAAACCCCTAATCCAATAAGGATGCATTTTTCTTATTTGATTTCTACCAACAAACCCTACGACAAACTTATCATTAATCTTAAAATTATTTCTAAGCAAACTTTTCTCTTTTAAAGGACAATAAACTTTTGTATCAACTCCATGAAGAATTGAAATTGGATTTTTAACCCCATAATGTTGCATTCTCTCTTTTCCAAACTCACTCATTGCAACAATAATATCTGGTGCAGTAAACATTTCATCCCAATAAAGAGCCCAATCTGCAGTATCTAATGGCACATAAGCAATCCATTTTCCTTTCCATCCTTTTTTCTTTGCTTCAAAAATTGGTTCAAGAAATGCTAATTGTTTTCCAACATCTGCAAGAGTAATTATAAAATCTGGATTTAGTTTTTCTATGTTTGGAATAATAGTGTCTTTTCCAATTTCAACCCTACCTGTTGGAAGACTGATATACCCTTCTTTTGTTTGGTGTTCTCTATCTAAATTCTGCCAGCCAACATGATAGAATTTCCAATCAGGTTTTAATTTAGCCCACCTTGAAAGTAAATTTTCCCAAACACATCCCATAGCCAGTGCTTGCCAAAGGATTATCTCCATAGGACAAAACACGTATTTCAGCCATTTTTCACCTCCCGACTTAATTTCTTAAGTCTTTTAATTGAATGAAGATTTTTCCATTTTTCATGAATTTTATTATGACATGATTTACAAACAATCATTAAATTATTTAAATCATTATTAAGTCTATTTTGATCTTTATGATGAACTCTCAGTTGATTTAAAGAACCACAAATCTCACAAAGATTTGGTAAATTTTCAAATGCTATCCTTCTATAATAATCCTGTGAAATTCCACCTTTCCATTGAGAACTATTTTTTCCGAGACGTTTTGGTCGGGCCCTTGCTAATCCTCTTGCTATATTTTCTTTATGCTTCTTTGAAAGTTTTCTCTTATACCCTTTCATAAATCTTCCTTTTTTATCTCTCATTTGAATGCGTGAAATATCCCCCTATGATTACTTAAATGATGTAATTTTACTTCTTTAAATCCTACTACTTTCAGCATAGCAATAACACATCCTGGATTTGGTCCCCACCAAGTTCCAGGATCATTATTACATTCTTTATCTGGATAAAATCTCATCATTGGTTTATTCATTATTCCTTCTACTTCACAATCAATATGAGTTTCAAGAATTAATTGCCCACCTTCTTTTGTAATTTCAAACATTTTTTTACACATCCCAAAAGGATCTTTCATATGATAAAGAATTCCTAAACATAAAACTAAATCATATTGAGAAGCATCGTCTAAATCCATAACTTCAACTCTTTCTGATCTAACTTTTGAATTAAGCATCTTTTTTGCAAAATTAAATCCTCTCTTACCTGTGTGATGAACTTCTTTATTTTTTTCTGAATCAAATGTTGGTCCCTCTTTCCACATAACTGTATCTATAGCTAAAACTTCTGCGCCTCTTTTCTCTGCTTCAAATGAGAAATAACCATCCCATGCTCCAACATCAATTACATGTTTCCCAGTTAAATCTTCAGGCATACCTATCACAGATAATTTGATAGCAGAAAGATCTCTTCCAGGAGTTGTAACTGTTCCATTCTCTACTGGCAATTCAATTTGATGCCACCACTTGATTTCATTCATTTCTTTTAATTGTTCAGGATTCATAATATTGCCTGCACTAACAATTTAATTAACCAGATTGGAAATAGTGCTAAAACAATCCCATACAAAATTTCATAGACTGCTGCAACTAAGGTGTTTCCATCAAAATCTATTCTCATTTTATAGCCTCCTTTAATTTTTCTGCTGTTCTTTTCCACGACCAATTTTTTCTAATATCTTCTGAAACTTTTAGTGCTTTCTTTTTTAATTCTTTTTTATTTTCAAAAGCATATCTCATTTGTTTTTTTAAACTTTCTAAATCTGGCTCCGCCAACATATTTCCTTCAGCAAAAAATCTTCTGTCTCCTTGTTTTACAGTTGGTGCATCAACAAATAAAACAGAGTCTTTTTCTTTACAAAAATCCATGTGGCCTGAATTTACATCCTTAGTCACTATCACTGGAAGTGCACAAGCCATAGCATTTAAAATTGTCAAACCAAAAGATTCTCCTCGTGTTGGAGCCACAAAACAATCAGATTTTTGATAATGGGTTACTAATTCTTCTTCTGGAAGATAATTTTCATTAAAAATAATATTCTTATTTGTGTGACCACCCAAAATTTTAATAATACTCTCCATATAATCAAATTTTTGTTGGCTCCAAAAAGTTCCAATCTTTAAAATAAGTTTTACTTTTTCATTTTCTTTGAATTCTTCATCAAAAGCTTTAATTAAAAGATCTGTGCCTTTTCTATCACCTGCTTCTCCTGTCCATGAATTAACAGATAAGAAAATGAAATCTTTATTCTTTGGATCTTCTGCTGGTTTATAGATTTCTGGATTAGTCCCATAAGGAATTACTTCAATCGGAACCACTACATCATTCCATTTGAATAAGTTTTTAGTTGCTTCTGATGGAACAAAGATTTTTTTAGCGCCCCTATTCATTAATTCTGCCCATCCTGGAAGTAAAACAGTTCCCTCATGTAAAAAAAGCCCATATAAATCTCCAAATCCTTCTCTCCAAAATTGAGGATAATCAGCAAAGATTGTTTTTGTATCTTTAGCTACATTAATTGGATTATTAAAATGTTCAAGTCCTTTATTAAATTCCCAATTATCTCTAAAAGGATCTGTTGTTTGAATTACTACTCCTAATTTATGTAGTTCTTTAACTATCTCTCTATTTGCAGTTGCAATCCCTGTGGGATTATAGATATTTCCTTTCCATAAGATTTTCATTTTGGTGCCTTTGACAAATACATAAAAATTGGATTTTTATGTTTGAACATATCTTTGGTCATTTGAACTGTTTCATCAATCGACTTGGGTTCAAGTAAAGGTATTTTCAAACATTTACAAAGTCCATGTAAATCGCTTGTTATATGGGTCGGTCCCAAATCTGGGTAATCTCCATAAGAAACAAGCTTGACATTTTGTTTTTGTTGCATTACATTTAGTTTAATTGATTCGTATGGTCTTTCTAATAAGAAAGGGGTAATTGTGTAAACTACTGGTTTTAATCCTTCCATTGCCATGCCAGCGGCCATTCCAATTGTGGCTTGTTCTGCAATCCCAGTATTATGTAATCTATCTGGGTATTGTTCTTGAATAGTGTCAAAAACTCCAAATCCTATATCTGCTACTAATAAATGGATTTTAGGATCTTTCTCCATTTCTTTTGCTAATTGTTTTCCGAATTCGTATCGCATAAATATTCTAATGCCTCCTTCATTATTTCTGGTTTTTCATGTAAATAAATTACATGATGAGAGGGATTTCTTTCAATAAATGGAATACCATATCCTTTAATTGTATCTAAAACAATTGCTTGCAAACCTTTATGGATATGCCTTAATCCTTCTAATCCTTCTTCAGTATGCCCATTTATTTGTTTAACATTATAACCAAATGCTTCCAATTTTTTCCTTATTGTTTTATCATCTTCTCCCATAATTTCTTTTATTGAACTGATCGCTTGATATTTATTCCAATCAATTATTGGAACTAAGTTATCAATATTCAAACCTTTTGCTATATCAAAACTTTCCCAAATCATTCCTTCTTGTAATTCACCATCACCCAATAAACAATAAACATTTCCTTTTTCTTTTTTTAATTGTTTGGCATACGCCCTGCCCAAAGCCACAGATAACCCCTGTCCTAAACTTCCACCTGTTGCTTTAATTCCTTTATCTTCAGCATATTCTATATGAATTGTCCAGGGGGGGATTATACCTTGTTCTTCTAAAACTACATGTAATGCTGGAGCACCATGTCCTTTACTCATTATAAAAATATCATCATCAGTCATTACATTATCATAAAGATATTTAACTGCATCTAAACAAGACATACTACTACCATAATGTCCGTGTTTTCGTTTGAATCCTTCTGTTATTATTCTTTTTCTTAAATCTCTATTTAACATTTTATTGCCCAATCTTGTAATTGTTGCACAAGTTTATATTTTGGATTTTTAGCTAAAAATTCATTAACTGCTTGCTTAACGCCAGGATGTCTATTGTCTATATAATCGTGTCCACCTAAAATTCCCCCTTTTCTAACTTTTTTAACATAATTTTCTATGTCTGCTTTAACATATTCATAATTGTGGTTGCCATCAATATAAACAAAATCTAAATTATCTGGGATTTCCGCAAGAGCTTCATCTGAAGTCTTTTCAATCCAAACAACATTCTTTTTATAATTCTTATTTATAAGTTTATGTGCTTCTTTTTTTGCTGATTCCATTGAAGGAATTTTTTCATTATCTCCTGGAACATCTGATTCTCCATCTGGATATTCAATCCCATCTTTACCCATATATCCTTTATATGAATCTATAAGATAAAGTTTTTTTATGTTCATATTATGCAATATTTCAAAAGCATTAAATCCTCTATAAACTCCAATTTCTACTCCAACTAATCCTGGATTCATTATACTTTGAATATATTTAAACATAGGTCTCATATAAAATTAACCCCCTTTGGTTTATTTAAGTAATTCCAAATGAATTCGTTAATTTTATCATGTCTACAACAACCCTCACAATCATTGTGAACATCAAAAGTTTTCATTTTATCTATCACATCCCAATACTTTTCGCTTTTTAAAATCTTCTCTAAACTTTGTTCATTTAAATCACCATACTCATATTCTTCATTTCCAAAAAGATAGCCACAAGGATAGCATTTTCCATTTCCACTAACTTGAAAGATTAAAGGTGCATCTACACAATGATCATAAGGTCTTTTTTTACCAATATCCATAAAATTCCATTTAATAACTATGTCTGTTTCGTCTGTCGACATAGCTTCACAAGTTTTTAAAACTTTTCTAACTTCTGGTTTATCATAATCCCTTACATCAAAAGAAACGTCTGAAACAGTTCCATCTTCTGGAAGACTACATTGTTTAATAACTAAATAATCTACACCTAATTTAACTGCCAATTTTGATTCATCAACCATATCTTTATCCATCATTCCAGGAACATAAACTGCCTGCAGACCAATATCACATTCATAACCTTTTTCTTTTTTTAGTCTTACCATAGCTTCTATATTGCTTGTAACTTTCTCAAATTGATCTACTCTATGGATTTTCTTATATCCTTCTTTTGTCCCAGCAGAAAGATTAAATCTCATCCATTTATTATTTCTTAAAACATTTTCTCTCTTCTCATCATTATCTAATAAAATCCCATTAGTAGAAAAAGCTATATCTAATCCATTCTTTTTACCAATATCCATAGCATCATAAATATGTGGATTTAAAGTTGGTTCTCCATCTCCAATTATTTCTAAAGCTTTAACCCCCAATTTAGGTGCAGAAGCAAATAAATCTAAAAGAGGTTCTCTTTCTATTGAAGATTTTTGGTCTTTTCCTTGAAAATTTCCATAACAATAAACACAGTTAGCATTACATTTTTTTGTAGCTCCGATATTAATTAAAAGTGGTGAAATCCTTTTTCCTTCATCATAATGTTCTCTAACCCTCTCCATGTGCCATAATATTTTTGTTCCGTCCATTAATCTTGTCATTTTAATTCTCCTCTCTCATGTGGAATAGTATTTTTTAACCACTCTTTAGCTTCTAATAATTCGTCCCAAGATAAATCTTTTGATGGTTCAAAAAGTAGTGATCCTTTCCCTCTACTCTTTTGACCACATGGAGTTTCCCAAGTATCTCCAAATTCTAAAGCTAAATATTCTTCAACTGGTGATGGGCAGTTGAATATTCTCCCTTTAAATCTAATTTTATTTGGTTTAATCATAAACTTCTTTCTGTTATCCAACATTTTGAAATAAACATCCATCCACATAGTTCCATACTTTACATGCCTGTTTATTTCTTCTCCAGGCGCATTTTCAAACCTATTGGAAAAAATCTTATCTGGAACAAATCCTTTTTTTTCTAATTGTTTAAATAATTTAATCAATTTATTTTTACTACAATCAACAAAAACATCAATATCAGTATCATCTTTAATAAAATTATGATCTCTAAAAAGTCCTAAACAAGTTCCTTGTAAAAGAAAATATTTAATACCTAATTCTTTACAAATATCATCAAATTTAAACAAAATAGTTTTCAAACTCATCTTATTTTCTCCTTTATTTTAGTTGAACTCTGTTCAGGATAATAAGGAAATTTTACTATTTTAATAATTAAATCATTACAAACTTTTTCTATTTTTTCTAAATCCTCTTTTTTATGGGAAGAGCTTTCCACTAAAATATCTGGGATTATATCCTTAATGTTTTGGATTGGTGAATAAGTTGTTTGTGGAACAACAATATCAACACACCCTAAAGCATTTATTAATCTCATTCTTTCTGAAAAACTAATTGTTGGTTTTTTCTTCTTTTCCATAACAGCTTCATCTGTTAGAACTCCCACAACTAATTTCTTTCCAAGTTTTTTAGCATTTTCTAAATATAAAATATGTCCCATATGTAATAAATCTGCAACAACATAAGTATAAACTATCTCTTTTTCCATATTCTTCATTTATATTTCATCTCCTTTTCTCCAACTTTTTCTTGAAGTTCTTTTTTAATTGCTATTCTAATTTTTTCAAAGGCTTCATCTTTATGTTCCATCCATTCGCTGTAAGCATTTGTTGAATTTGTCATTTCTTGCGGGGAATAAATAAATTTATAAATATCATCCTTTTCACCAAATCCTGCATTAATAGAATTATGATAAATAACTTCTGGAATAAGAAAAAATCCACAAGATTCACCTATTGAAATTACATAAGATTCCAAACCAAATTGCCTATATTTTGGATAAACATAATATCCAATTGTTCTAACAATTTTACCTGAAATGATTTCTGCATTTGGATTGTGTACATTATCTTTTCCTTTACAATATGCAACACCCCATCCATTATTATCATTTAAGACTCCCATCATCATCTTATCCCATCCTTTAACCATGTAATAATGATCGTCATTAATATTTTGATAATAAGGAATATCAGGATAGACTTCAGTCGAAATATAATTCAAAACTTCTCCCATAAATCTTGGTGGGCCATATATTACATTTCTTCCCTCTAAATTCTTTTTATATTCTTCAATCTTTGGGTCATCTTCCCAAACATATAAAACAATTTCTGTGCCTTTAGATTTTGTCTCGTCAAAAGATTTCAACATCTCCATAACTAACTTTGGCTTACTTCTTGTAGAACAGATTGTTAACAATTTTGTGTCTTTTGGTAAATCTCTCATTTTATCTCCACTGAACAGCTTCCCATTTGTAAGAAACGATTTGTTTTTAATTTAACATCACAAGGGTTACATCCTCCATATTCTTCACATGATCTAAATTCATCTTTTATTCTAAAGTGAACATCATTAATATTTCCTATTTTATTTGTGTTATGATAAAGATGTCTATGACATGGAAAAACATCTCCTTTTGGGTCAATAAGAAGTTCTTTAGTTCTACATTCAGCATGCTTTAATTTTCCATCAAGTCCTTCTGGATATTTGAAGTTTCCATATAATCTTCCATCTTTAACACCTAAAAAATCCTGAATAAAGAAATACATTTTCTCTTGTCTTGCTCGTTCAGCCATCTGCATATTCTTTTCAGTATTTTGAGGAACATTTAATGAAAAAATACCTACTTTAAATCCTGCGTCTTGTAATTTTACTGCATTATTTACTGTATCTTCAACACTCATTCTTTCTGGATGAAAACTTGCTCTTATACTTCTATATGCTGAATTTTCTGAATCTTGATAAAAACGAAATCTTTTTGGATCTGTTTTTTCAATAAATTCGTCAACATCAAATTGTAAGTTTGTAATCATATCTAAAGGAACTTTTGTTTCTTTAACTATTTGATAAAAATCTTTATGAAGTGTTGGCTCACCGCCAGTCAGAGTAAGAGGTAATTTTCCAAAATCTATCCTATTAATAGCAGAGATCCATTCATCACCAGTAAGTTCTTTCCTATTTCTAACAACTCCAGAGTCATCATTTATACAATAAGAACAATCTAAATTACATCTAAGTGTCAAAAATGCTGTTGCATAGTTAAATCGTTTGGGCATCATTTGAATTTTGATAAATAATCCATATGTTTACTTACGAATATTTTATGACCTTCTCCAAGAATTTTATTATTTTCTTCTAAAGTTCTTTTTTTTAGTTGATCTTCTCCTTCATAATGAATTAATTCAACTGGAACTACCCCAACACTGAACCCTTCTTTTCTTGCTCTGATACAAAAGTCTGCATCAATATAAGCCCAAAGAGTGTGATCCCAACCATTTAATTTTTTGTAAACATGTTTTTTAACAACCATACTTGGCCCTGTAACATAAGCAGTTTCCATTGGATCATTTGCCCCAAAATTTAAAGCATACTGGTGAGGGTGAAATCCTCTCCCATCTCCTAAAAAAAATCCACCATAATGCTGAACTAATCCATCTGGATAAAGTAATTTACATCCAATTATATCATATTTATCATAATACTTCATTAATTTCTCATACCAACCCTTAGTTGCACGCATATCTGGATGCCATTCCATTAAATCATCATCCATCCCGTTTTTTTCAATATATTTTCTAATTGCATCTTCACAACTTTTAGTTACCTTAGGATCAGATTTTAGTTTAATTACTTCAACATTTGGCGAATATTTTTTGAGACTTGCTAAACATTCCTTTAATTTTTCGTCCTCTTGTAAATAACTAATTATTATCTTCACTTTTTTCTCCCATTAGAATTTTATCTGTTTTTAGAATTAAGTTTGCAACATTCGTCGCAGAATCAATAGCACAGATTTTTACAAAGACTGGATCAACTATGCCTCTTTCTCTTGCATTTGAAACTCCTTGAAAAATATCAACCCCCAAATCATTTTCTCCATTTAGATGTTTTGTTTTTAATATTGTTAAGACAGCCATAGAATCCAACCCTGCATTTTCTGCCAAAATTAAAGGAATACTTTCAATAGCTTCTGCATACTTTTCAATTGCAAGTTGTTCTTTACCACCAAGATTTTTAGCAATAGCATTCAAATGATTAGCAATTCCTATTTCAACTGCTCCAGCACCAACAACAGTATCAGTATCATGTTTAAGTAATGATAAAACATCGTGAATTGCCCGTTCAATTTCATCTAAAGTTTGTTTTGTAGAACCACAAAGAATTAAAGTTTCCATATCTCCATCAATAAAAATCTGATTTGGTTTGACATATTTTAATTTTCCTTTTTTAACATGCATATTTTTAGGGTCACTTGTTGGAAGAATATCTAATGCCTGTGCAATTCCACTAATAAAATCACCTCTTTTATAAACAACAATCCCTGTAATTCCAGCTTCAGTCAACATAGCTTCAAATTCAGGATTAGTGTCTGTATAAAGTAAACAATCAACTTTCTTCTCAACAAGATTATCTACTATCTCTTTTTTATAAATGCGGTCATATTCATTAATTTTTTTCAATTCATTTACATCTGTTACAGAATAATTTGCCGCCTCAACATTTGTTCTGTAATCAAGTAAGCAAATATTCCCTTCAATCTGGCTTGGAGTTAAATCATTCAAAGTAAATCCTTCAAAAACAAACCCTTTATAAATTTCACTTTTTATTGGATCATCAATTTTTTTATGGATTTTTACTTCTGGGTTTATATCTAATAAAAGTTTTGTCAAATGTTGGACTGTTTCTTTTGATACTTTACTTCCAAAAGCTGTTTTAATAATTTTCTGTTTATCTCCTTTTTCAGCAGCTTGTTCTAAAAACTTCATAGTTTCTACTTTCGCAATATTATATCCATTAATAATTGTTGTGGGATGAATTCCTTTATTAATCAACTGAAGAGCATTATTTAAAAATTGTCCAGCTAAAATAACAGCAGTAGTAGTTCCATCTCCTATTCTTTCCTCTTGAGAAATAGCCAACTCTTTAAACAACCCAATAATTGGATCATTTGCATCTATATTCTTAATAATAGAAGCTCCATCATTTGTGTGGAGAGTTTCAGCTTTTCCAATAACTATCTTATTCATCCCTCTTGGTCCTAATGTGCTCCTAACTAAATCAGCAAAATTAACTGCTAATTGAATGTGAGCGTTTTTTTGATCTTCCATTTGTGTTCTTCGATTATCTGCCGTAAGGCCTTACTAAAATCTCCTTTTTTAGCTCTCGGATCAGACATGGCTTTAGCCAAATCTTCCACATACTCAATCTGTGACTTCGACAATATCACTAACTTCTTCATTTTTTTCTTCCGATTTATTTTCACTAATAATTATTCCTTTTCTATATGGGAAAAATTCCAAAACCAATTTAGTATTTCTATTCCAATCCAATTCATCTATCCATTTTTTTGGAATTAAAATCATCAAATTATCGCCTACTTTTTGTAGCTTTTTAATTTTTACTACTTTTTTAGATAATTCTTTCATTTTTTTCTCCTCGATAATTTAACTTTTTAGATTTCATAATTTTACTTAGGAAAAAGAGTTTATAAATGTTTCGTTTTTGATATACATTTTATTAGTAATCTATCCCTTTATATCCAATTCATATTTTCCCTTCAAATAATAAAGAGCTTTATTTACGTTTTCATTAATATCTTTTAACCAATCAACCAATTTTCTATCAATTCTTATAACGCAACCATGATTGTGGATTTTACTATGGCACTTAAAACAAACAACCTGTAAATTAGATTCTTGATTGTCTCCTCCCTCTTTGATTGGTTTCTTGTGATGAATTAACAACTTTCTATGTTTCTTAGAATCAAAATCATCTGGGTCTTCTGGCCCCCCAATACACCCACAAACCTCACATTTATTTCCTCTTTTGAATATTAAACTACTTCTAATCAATTTTAATTGCTTTCTTATTTCTTCTTCATTCATAAAAGTATCTCCGGTGTGCATGGGTTTATTTGTAACATAGTGTATACAAAATGTAACATATATATAAATCTTTCGCTTATTTTAGTCTTATATGTCAAAATTACCCGCATATTTTAGGGGTGCTAAGAAGGGATTTCTACTTATCCCATAATCAGAAGCCCCCCCTATTCAATAGTTCGCACAATCTACATTGTAAGTAGTTTTATACATAGAAGATATAAGGATATTGCATATTTAGGTAACCAAAGCACCTTCATTTCCAGTGGAAATCTATTTTTATGTTGTAGCAATTAGATATATATTTGCAATAAGTAAAATTAGATATATATTTGTAATTAGTAAGGTTATCTTATTACTTTATTATTATTGTTTATTGTAGTGCTTGTATGGTGCTTGTTAATTGACTTCGTCGTGAGGAGTTTTACACCAAAAGGGAGGGTTAATAGTTATTCGGTATACCGATTAACTCTTTATGCTCATTCTGTTATATCTTTTCAGTAAGAACTAATATGTATTAACTATATAATAGTTATATGTGTAAAGTATATAACGAAACATTTATAAACTATATATTCGTTAAAAGATTAGCAAAATAAAAACCATCTGGGACTTAATCCTTTATGGATTATTTCCCTTATAATCAAAAAGTGAGCATAAGCACTCAAACTTATGTAATTGAAAGGAGTTTGACAAAGATGCAAGAAGAATTAGATAACATTACAGGAGAATTAAACAGGGCTTTAGGTATAGAGAATAAGACAGATAGATTTATGTCTTTAAGTGAAGTTGCTGTTTTAACTGATAGTTCAAGTTTGCCTGTCGGCGTTAAGGAGAGGGTTTTAAAGAAAATTGAGTGTCATCAGTTAGAGAGTGTTGATTTAAAATGATGGAACAAGAATTAAACAACAAGATAAGAGAAACAGCACAGGAGATTGATGATGGGGCTTTCCAGACTTGGTGTGAGAATGACAACAATAAAAAGCAGTTGATTAGTGGGTTCTTGGAACACTATCAAGAAGAATTTGAGAGTTGGTGTAAAGATAGGTGGAACGAAGAAAATGAGTAAGAAAATTAAGAAACTTTTAGATGAGTTGGGAGACTTGATTGTCGCAGACAAGAACTACAAAGCAATAGTTAAGGAGATTAACTAATTCCTCTATTTTTTTATTATTTTTCAGTATAGAATTGAAAGGAGGTTAAAATGGAAAACAAAAAAATTAGAGATTAGTAAAAAATGATATATGTAGAACATGATGAAGATTTTTTAATAAATAGCTTCGTATCTGTTGAACCAGAAAATGTTGGATTTTTTCAAGTTGATAGAGTTCAAGCTATAAATATAGTAGACAAGTGTAATGGTAGCCGTTATTTAACATATGATGAAAATCATAATGTTACAGGTTTATGTAGTGCCATAGGTATTTTAGATAAAAGACATGTCCGTTTTAATAAAGTATATGCTGGATTGATATTAACAGCCACAGAAGATTTACCTAAAGCACACGAAGCCCTTGAACGTTTTAGAATGGCGAAGAGAATTCAAAAGGAAATTGAAGTTGAATATGGTGCAAGAACACTTAAAAAGAGGTAAATCCTTGTGGTTTTAACTACTCAATTAAATGAGAGGTATTCAAAAATGGCTGAAGACGAAGCTAAAGAAGAAAAAGACGAGGAATAAATCCTTAACTATATTTATTTTTTTATTTTATTTTTTTATTTTATTAAAGCGAGGTGAAAATGAATTTTAAAGAAATAGTTAATTGGAAAAAGAAAAAAGAGATAATTATATGTGAAGAGGAGCGAGAAAAAATTGGAGAAATAGTTAATTCTCCTTGTTTTGAGGATGTTGTTTATGATGAAAAACAGAAAGAGTTTATTAGGTTGGCTATCGCCAAAATGAAAAGTGAGAAGATTAACTTGCTTTTTAGTGGTTATGCTGGAACAGGCAAGACTTATTCAAGTAAGATGATTGCTTGTGAAACTCAAAAACCTTTTGTTTACTTAACAGGAAGTATGGGAAAGAGTAGGATATTAGAGATGTTGCAAAGTTTAAAACCAAATGCTTTAGTTCTTATTGATGAAATTCATAATTTATCTGAAAGGATTGCTGAAATAATTTATCCTGCGATTGAATATGGAGAAATTTATGATGGGAAAAGAATTAAGATTGATTGTGTGTTCATAGGGACAACAACTGAACCTGAAAAGTTGCCTAAACCATTGTTAGATAGATTTATGAGAATTGAGTTTGATGAACCTGAAGAAAGTCTTGTTAAAGAAATTCTTGTAAAGATGAATATCTCTAAAGAAGTTCAAGATTATCTTCTTAATTATACAACAAATATTCGTGTTTTAAAGAAATTGATTGCTTATATGCAAATGTATGGAGAAGTGAATGAAAAAAATTGTGTTAAAGTTTTTAGAATGATGAAGATTAATCTCTATTCTGGGTTAAGTGATGAGCAAGAAGAATATGTTGAGTATCTCAAGAAGGTTGAGAAAGCGAGTTTAAGGAATTTATCTCTTGTCTTACGACGAAGTGAGAACTACATTAAGTTAGATGTTGAGCCAGAACTCATCAAGAAGGGTATGATTTTAATTACAAGCAAAGGGAGAGAGTTAGCACCAGAGTTTAAAGATGTTGGATATGAACAATTAGAAAAAGTAAAAACTACAAAGTTTAAGCAAGATGATAGAGAAACAGCAATTAAGTGGCTTAATGATAATCCTGAAATAAAAGAACAATATAGCAATATGTATTTGGAATTAGTAAATTTTATTGCTGAAAAAATCAAAGAGGGGATAGAGCCGGATTTGATTGATTGGGCAAGTTTTGGGACAGACATAAATGTAGAGGAGAGTTATGAAAACAACTACAAATTTGAAGAGTTGTAAGGGGGTAAAATGCAAAAAACATTATTTGAAGAAGCAAGTGAAGGGATAGAAAGTTATGGAAAGCCAAAGCCAAAAGGAACAATAACAATAATAGATGAAAGAGTAAAGCAGAAAAAAGTGGTTGAGGTTTTACAACACGATAAGAAAACAGAAGTGATTGTTAAGTATGGATTAGATAGCAAAGATGAGAGAGATTTTGATGTGAGTTGTAATGATTTGGGTGTTACTGCTAACTCAAGTGGATTTGGTGGAAAGATAGGAGAGAAAGAAAAGACATTAAAAGAAAAATTGGAAGATTGTTTGAAATGGTATTTGGGTATGTTAATTGATGATGGCTATAAAAAAGAAAATATCAAAGTCACAAAAGTAGAGATGACAGAAGAAGATTTGAAGAAGCACGAAGAATGGAAAGCAAGAAATAGGGCAAGTGATTTAAAATATGCAGAAACAAAAATTGAGAGATTAACAAAAGAACTCAAAGAAGCCTTAAAAGTCAAGTATGGGAAAGATGTTATTTTAAAAGTTGGGGTTAAAGATTAATTTCTCTTAACTTCTTCTTTTTGATTATTTTTATAATTCCTTGTTTAGCCATTTCATTAGCAAGTTCTGGAAAAATCATCTGTAATTTTTTACTCATATCTGTATAACTATAATTAATTGTTAAATTATTGTCTTTCATTTTACCTAAAACCTTGTCTACATGTTCTATTTGTTTTAATAAAATTTCTGATGTTTTTAAAAGGGTTCCAAATGATTTTAATTGAACTCTAAACTTGTGATTACATTTAGGGCAAAATATTTGTTTAGAGGAATGTTCTGGGTCTCTTCTTATTTCGTAAAAGAATTTCCACATCTCTGCATTTAATTGGTTTAATTGGGTTAAAGTATCAAAGTATTGTTTAACCATCTTATTTTGAAAGTTTTTATCTTCTTTTAATATTTGGAAGGTTTTGTTTTTGTTTCTTTTTAAAAAAAATCTAACTGTGTCTGCCGACAAGTCTGAATTATATTTTTCATTAAGTTTATCTGCTATTGCTCCGTGAGAAAGTCCTTCAACACTTAATTTGATGGCTTCTTTTTGAGCTTTTCCCCCTAATTGTTCAAGTTTTCCTTTAGCAACCATGTTTATTTAAAGTTTCCTTCTTTTATTAATTTTTCTTTTTTTTGCCAATCCCATATGCGAAATTGCATATATAAAGCCAAAATATGACTACACATTTTAAAGGTTTTTTGATTATACTGACAAGAACATTCAAATTCTCCTCTTCTTCCATCTTCTTTATATCTTTGTTTTGTTTTATCCCAGATTATGTGATAAGTTCTTAAATTTCCTTTGCATAGATAACATTTATGCTCTTTAGAATATTCAATTAAACCTAACTCTACAAATTTTTTTGCTTTGGTTCTAATGGCTTCGCCTTCTGCACCTTTGAGCATTTTGTAATGTTCTGAATAGTATATTACATTCTTGCTATTAATTTCTTTTGGCTCATCTACGGAGTATGGTATGTTT